GAATCAGATGATTCATTTCTACTGTATGACCGGGCTTGAATTCAACATTCTTGGTTTTATGCCACAACCAAAGACGGTAAAAAATAAACATTAGTTACTAAATTGTTTTTCAAATTCATGTAAACGCTTCCAGACTGAAATCAATTCAACAATCTTCAACCATGAACGAATGATATATTGAAGAGATTCAGCAACTTTACCAAAGGCTCTCACTGTTTGAGAGACAATTCCAAGAGTAATTCCTCCAGTCACAATTGTAGGTGCTAAAGCGACATAAGGAACAATTACCATACCTTGAAGATAACTCCATTTTGCAATGTTGAAATAAAAATAGTGAAGGTAGGATTGAAAGTGTATCTTCTGAACTTTATGAAACAGATGATGAATACTCATGTTATCAGCTTTTGTTTCATCATCTTCACCATAAACAAGTTCTTTACGATATCTGGCTTCTTCTTTCTGAATATTGTATTCAATACCAGGTAGTTTCGCACCCACTAAAGAGAGAAGAACAGTACCACCAAGAGCAGTTGTCAGAGCAACCCAAACAAGACCATGGTCAACTTGACCAAAATAAGGTAGCTCAGTCACACTCTTTGAAAGTCCATAAAGAATTGGTACAAAGGCAATTAGCATGAGAATCGATTCAAGCAGACCAACACCAAGGTCTTCTGTCAATCTCGCAAACTTGAGAGTATCCTCTTGAACCCGTTGAGAAGCTCCTTCAATTGTTCTTGCTTTTTGCCAGTTTTCTTGATAGTAATCTGCTATCGATTTTCGCCAACGAAAGCAATAATGATTCACAAAGAATCCATTAAAGACAACATTGACAACAATATAAATTGCGGCGATCTGAAAGAATGTGTATAATTGACCATAAAATTCATCAAGAGTTACCGCATTTGGTGCTGAGAGTGCTTTCTGCAACAAGTCATAAAATGTTCCAAACCATTGATTTATTTGAACATCTAACTGAACTGAATACCAGACAGAACTAAGAATCACCAAAGTGCCTAAAATGGACCAATGCCAATAGGACTTGTCGAGAAAGAAACGAAACATAACTTAGCTCCCTATTTTATAATGAACATTCTCACGAGGAACATGAAGAGTGTATTTCTTATTATCTTTGTATTCAGCAAAATTACAAATATATTTACCTAAATTTTCATTGTCGATAAAATAACCTTTTTTATTAAGATCAAGTTGAGCGAGATGTCTCTTTGTATACACCGAATGAGGAAACTCTTTTAACATTCTTGTTTTGAAAGGCACATCTTTATAGCATAAATTCTCATCACCATTTGGTAATATTTCACTACAAGAAATTGTACAATCCGTTCCTTCATTCACTACATAGCAACATTCTTTATCGGACACATTTTCAAAACCAAAATTATATTTGATTCCCAGTTCTTTTGTTCGATCTAAGTAAACTAAATCTTCAAGTTTCATAGCTTTTGATTCTGGTAAGTTCATATCACCTATTTTACAAGCTGGATACGTGTCAGCTTTTTCAATAAATTCATGAACATCAACAATTGCTGCTATATATCCGGCATTACCATTTTCATGAGTGAACATAAACACATAATAATCTGTATGATAAAAGCCAGATAATTGATATTCAACATTATACATTGGCACCCAAACTAAACGATCAGATGGTGGACGCCCGTCATAAGGATAATCTGGGTTGCTTCGATATTTCTGTCCTTTCACATCAAGCTTTTTCGGATCATCTTCATTTGATTTTCTTAAAATAAAATCAGCATCATAACAAGGTTTTTCAGTATTATGAACTATACGATAATATTCTGAAGCCCACCAAATACCCTGAGGATTCAAAGCAGATTCATCATCAATCCGACCACATTGAGTGAGGTCAGCAAACATTTGTTCACATTTCATACCTGTTTCATATCCCTGAGGATCAATTGTCCTCGTTTTTGTCATCTGTTCTTTTTCACCAGAAGAAATACGAAGTTCAGATAGAATTTTTTGAGCAGCAGTAAACTGAAAAGACTTTATATATTCAATGCGATTACCTGTATCATAACCATCAGCACCACGTTCATTGCAATAAAACTCTTTCATTTTAATCACTCCATGAAATTAACAACCTGATAATAGATTTCGGGCTTACGAATCCTTGTTTCCTCGGCAACAAGAAAAGAAATTACCTGAAGGTCAATTTCAATTTTTTCAAGGACATCCGGTAGTTCGCCCGAAATGTATATTACAGCACCAACTAAAGAAAAAATAAAGTCTTTAATTTTACTCTTCTGCTAGTTTTTCAAAGAATGCCAATTCATCATCACCATCAGTTTCATCAGTGGGTTTTGAGACACGGTCAGATTTTGAGACAAAATCAGGTTGCTTTCGCTTTTTTGTTTCAGCAACAACCTCTTCATCTTCGGCAGGAGTTTCGATTACGGAAGGTGTGGTGGTTTCAGTTGAAGCACCAGTTGTGACAGATACGAAACGCTTCTTCAAGTCATCGTAAGACTTGTAATAATCTGCACTTTCGAACTCAGTCAATGAGTGCTGTGCACGCCAGATTGCTTCCATGGCTTCATCACCATCAGCAAGTTCAGTAGGCTCATCGAATGAGGATTTGTCATAAGTGATGTAACCTTTTTCACGGCGCATTCGCAAACGGAAGTTACAGCCTTCAAGAAAATCAAACACATACACAGGATCCGCTGGCTTCATGTCATCGAATTCTGGTGTCGGAGGATTGGTTTTTTCTTGAATGAATTCAAAGATTTTTGCGCCATATTGAAACAAAAATACTTTGCCTACATTGTTAGGATTTGCGTTATCCTGAATAACAAGAATGTTTGAAACATACTTCATTCGACGCTTGCGTGAACGAGCAAGTTCTTCATTCTCGGAACCACCTTCGTTCCACAATAGATTATTTGCCTCACAAATCGGGCACTTTTCACCGATACTTGTCGGGCAGTTATCAATCAGCCAGCCATGATTGCCTTTGAACTCATGGCGATAGTAACGAACGTATTCTTTTTCTTCATTTGGAGGTGGTGGAAGAAAACGAATGATAGCAGAACCAACCCCATCTTTGCCTTCAAGACGCCAGAATCGTGTGTCTTCGTATGAAGTAGCCTTTGACTCTTTCTCGAGTCGGGCTTGCATTGATTGAAGTCTTGAGGTTCGGGATTTGAGTGCATCTTTGAAGTTCATAATGTTCCTTTATCTTTAGGTTCGGAAAACTTTTCTACTACACATTTAATAGTATAGCATATAAAATTGTAAATGTCAAGAACAAAAAACGTCCCTGACGATTTTTTTTAATTCTCCTTTTTCTCTTGGCTTAACAAAGGTCTCAATTTTGCTCAAACGCTTTTGAATGATCGGAAAGAAAATATTCTCCGTAATCTTTGGATTAATTCGATCATAAAAGCTCAGAACTTGATTGAGATAAAAAATAGTTTGAGGGGAAACTTGATTCTTCACAATCAGTTTATAAATCAAGGGTAATTCTCTTTCCTTGATTCGAAACATCTCATCAAATTGTATTTTTTGTTTTTCAATATGTTCTCGTAATTCAATACATTCTCGTTCAAAGAAGTATTTAGGTGCGTTTTGATAGCTCACCCAATATTTCCAAACAGATATATAGTCTTCGGATAAAAAGTGTTCGATCTTGGCTTTAGGATTTTGAAAGATGCCAGGTATAAAAAAATCTGGGAAATCATCCTTTCTCTTACCCTTTGCGATCATAGCGTAAGGAGCAATGTCCTTAAATTGAGCAAGTTTGACCTTGCCCTCGTATTTGTTGTAATTATAATTTTTTGAACTAAAATGAAGTTTTACTGCTTGATATGCTTCTTTTACTTCCCTTGGGTTGACTAAAGATGTCTGGAAACTTCCTCTCCTTTGGTTTCTTTCGTTTATTAAAAAGGTTTCGTTCGTGTCCTTCATCTTCGATATCTGATTTGAGTTTACCTGTAACGAATGGGGCAACGGATTCATATTCATATTGATTTTGTTCACAAAATTGTACAATAGTTTCAATCAAAGTTTGTTTAGTTTTTTGTTGCAATACATAAATTTTCTTTTGAAAACTTTCAACAGTTTCAAACAATGGACCTCCTATTCGGTTGTTTCGGTTGGTTGAACAGCAGTTTCATAATATATAATCAATTCACGTTGTTGTTCAAGATATCTTTTGATATCAGCCATATTCAATGCGAGGTTCTCATAATCTTTGACTGAGATTACAAAGAACGCCCATTTCTCACCTAACTGTTTTTCAAACATTGGAACAAGTGAATCAACAGTGTCAGGTGTGACTACATACCATTGAACATCATTAAATTTTAAACCTTTTGGTCGTGGCTGAAGCGGAATGTTTTTTTCAACAATCTTCGTTTCAATGATTACCTTAGGTTCAGGTGGCGGCAGTTCAGGTGTTGGTGATGAAAAAATTGAACAGCCAAATAAAAAAGAAGGTAAACTACTAATTAGCAGTAATCTCTTCCATTTCTCTGAATAATTTCTGAGTTGCATCATTGACTCTCTTTTGAATAAGACCTGGTTTGGCATTTGCCAATTTAGTGAGATTATGATCTCTTAACTTTTGACTTATTTCATCTTGATATACTTCAGCTTTTTCGAGTCCAATTCGTAATTCTTTAGTAGCATCTTCAATCTGAACTTGCTGTCTTTGCATTTGAGTAATTGTTTCTTGAGATTGTTGTACAGCACCTTCAAGCTTTGCTGAATTCTCTCTCAATGTTGCAATCTCTGCTCTTGTCATCATGACATAGTTATAAGCAGTATAACACAAACCTCCCAAAATAGCAAGTATTATAATGAGTAAATATATTCTTGAGGCCCACATAATCGTTTATATAAGAAATACAGTGTATAAAAAATATCCCATTGAAATTAAAAGTCCAAGAAAAACAAATGCGACCACATAAAAAAGAGCATCGCCACTTTTTTGAAATTCACGTTTTCGTCTTTCTTCTTCTAATCTTTCTTGAGAATAGTTTGAAGTAACTCTTCTCTCTTCAAAGAATCTTCGATCATTTAACTTTCGTCTTTGTTCTTTACGTCGTTCAACTTCAACAGCAAGCTGTTCACGTCGACGGTCTGCTAATTCTCTTCTTACTGATGTTGCTCTTCGCTGATCATATTGTCTTCGGTCAGCATTCTTTATATCATATAAAAATCTACTTGATTTCTCATTTAGTTTGATTTCATATTCGTCTAACATTAAACCCTTTGGTAAATATAAGTAACGTCTTTATTTTTAAGGTTTCTTATATTCGCAAGAGGACTTGTAAAACCAACACGGTCAAGATAGCGATAATTATTTTTTACATGAACATCAATGACTGTTTCAACAAGGTCTTGTTTGCCAAAATTCATTACATTCCAGCAAGAAAGACCATTCTCATTCAGCATTGACATTGAATTTTCCATCAATGGCCGAAACCATTTTTCATTCCAAGTTTCATATTCAAGATAACGATGATACGATTGGTCTAAGTCTCTCGTATATATTTCAAGGTTGAAGTAAGGTGGAGATGTAAGAACAATGTCCACCTTTTGGTCATAGGTAAACTTCTCTGCCGGTATGTTATGTAATGTGACAGAATTCGAGATGTCAAGAAAATCAATCAGTTTTGATAAATTCTCATACGTCTCTCGATTCGGTTCGCATGCAACATAAGACCAGCCAGCAGCCACAGTTCCGAGCATACGCCCGCCCCAACCAGCACAAGGATCAAATAAGATTCCATTTTTCTTCTTTGAGAATTGCTCAATGATTTGTTTTGAAAAATGCGGACGGTAATAAGATGAGTTTGGTAAACCACCCGCTAAGTATACGGCTCTGCGAATCCATGAGAGCCATAGAGAACTCATTGAATTCAAACCCCATTCATGAATTTTCTTCATCAATGTTCGATCTTGCCAACATTTTTCAAAAGATAATCCTTTTGAATTTTCGATTTTCCAAAAGTTAGGAAAAAAGTGCTGACAAAGTTTCAATCCTGGTTTGAATTGAGAACCGGTTTTATATAAGATTGTATTTTGTAATTTCTGCCAATCTTTATATAATTCTGAATTTGTATAAGAGTAACGAAAATCTAATGCTATAATTTCTTCAGTTGTGATATCGATCGGTAATTTTGCTGACATTCATAATCTTTTTCTCAAGTAAAATAAAATATATAACCTGCTCCCATAAAACTTAAAAGAATAATTAGTGTAACTGTGATCACCCACACATCAAAATACTTTTCTTTGTTTTCCGATCCGGTCATATCTACAGGAGGTGGTGACAGTGCTGGCTGTTCAGCCCTTCTTTTCTCAGCTTCTTCTAATGTACCACTCACCCAATCAGGTAACGCTTCTAAATTCACATCTTCAGATTCTACTGACAATGCTTCTTGAAATTCAACAGCATCCGTAAATCTTCGTGACGATTTTCGACGGTCATTTGTAACTGTCATCGTTTGAACTCGTCGATCATGTTGAGTCCGTCTTGCCAACTGTCGACGGTCTTTGTCACTTCTTCGTTCTTCTTTTCTTTGATCCGTATAAAAATTATCTTCTTCATTGTCTCGCCGGTCATGTGTTACTCGGCGTTCATGTGAATCTCTTCGGTCGTGAATTATATTTGTCATTTTTTTGTAAGATAAATGTTGAAATATTCTCTTACTATTTATACAAATTTTTCACAAGTTTAAAATAAAAAAAGACACTCAAATAGGGAATCTTCGCAGCCAGACTTCTACTTGTACCATGCTCTTGGCCTTTCGTAAGCTATACTGGGAGCATCTGCTAGGATTCCCTATTCGAATGTCTTTGGGTGTGGATTGCAAATGAGGCGTGTCAACGAAACAAAATAACATAACCCGAGGGCAGCAATGTACAATGCTAACATCTAAGCAATGGTCTAACTTCGGGAGCAAACTAACAAAGAAGGTCCGCCAAGACCTTTACCCCGAAAACATTGACAACCAGTTTGGAGGTTTCAAGTATTGTGTTTTTCAGCAGATGCTGATATTGACCGTTTCTTACCTACAATCCACTGGGCGTCAGATCAGGTCCTCATTTCTGAGAACATTCACCTCCGCTTCCGATAGTACAATGTGAGTGCGAATATTTAGTTCGAGCACCTCCTCATTGACTGAACGTTGAAGTTTTTTGAGAGAACGAATTTGTGCTCGATAGCTGTCCAAATCCTCCTTATCAAGAAGTTCGGTGTGAACTTCAATGTCACGGCTTCGGCCAAAGAGGGCTTCTTTGGCATTTTCAACTCTTTCTTCCATCTTGGTGAGTTTTTCAACCACCTGCTCGATGGTTAGCATTCGGCCTCTTCGGCCATCAACGATGTCTTCGAGCAACTCCCTTTGCTCGGAAATTCGGCGATGCTCAGTGAGCTTTGTGTTGAGGCCACACTCAGCATTCGCAACACCAACCTTTTCACGAATACCAAAAAGGACATTGATGAGGTCGGTTTTACGCTCAAGGTTGGTCCTCCACTCGCTGATGGCCTCTGTCATCTCTTCAGCCACGGCATCACGCTCTTCGAAAGAAGCACGTGTCTCCACACGAATGGAGCGAATCAGTGATTGAATGTCAGACTGAAGGGCACTTGCTTTGCGTAGATTGATTTGCATAATGTTCTCCTTGAGAGTGTTGTTTATTTCTTTATTCTATTTAATGATCTTAGCACATTCTTTTTCAAATGTCAAGTCTTTTTTATTAATTCTTTGAGTCCAAAAACATCATAGCCATAATACAATGTCAGGTAAAGAAACATAAAGACAATCGCATTGACTAAGGCTCCATAATAAAGAATGTTTGAAAGAATCTTTCTTCTTCTTGGATTGATTTGAATAGTTTCCGGTAGATGATGCGTGATTCGATCAATTAGTTTATACATGTGGCTCCTGATTTCCATGGTCTTCACCTGGTGCTAAATTATCACGATGACACCAATAATCATGCCGCCTTTTTACTTGTATTGGCCATAGGACAAAGAAAAGAGTAATCAGAACCGCACCAACACCGAATGCGAAGAATAAAAGACCACCAAATACTATATCAAACATAAACTTCTTCTCTTATGTTAGGTATAAAATTCATTTTTTAAGTAATCATACGTAGAAACAAAATCCTTTGAGTCAAGTATTTGTTTTTTTCTCATTGATGTGTGATTACGGACTTCACTTGCAATTGCTTTTAGATATGAATAATAATTATTATTTGAAAATAATTGGTCAAATTCCTTGACTATCTTTAGTGAGAATTTGCTAATGAAATTAAAATCAACTGGATTAAATCCTTTTGATATACAATAAGGGCCTAAATTCTCTCTTGATATAATTATATTACCACCATTATAAGGTATGGTTTTATTTAATGAATTTACATATACTTCTGAATTTGGATGAGAATAAAATGCTTTTTGTGTCATATGTTTCCAATAAGCATTATGATCTTTATTTGTTAACACATAATGTGTAAAGACAAAATCAGCAAAACCTCTAATCACAGACGTTGAATGTCCGTTTATACCTTCTTTTGAAATTGAATTCAAAAATGACGATGAACGATTTTTCATAATTTCATCGAGGAGTAACATAATATTATTATGCGTTGTTACTAATCCAGTTGATTCTAAAGGTTCAATAAAACCATAAGAAAGACCAATTGCTGCAACATTTTTGTAAATCATTTTTTCATGAAATCCATGTCGAAATGAAATATAGTTTACAGGCCCAGTCCAATCAAATTGATTACGAAAATCAAGTTCTGCTTTTTCTTTAGATGTAAATTGAGATGAATAAACATATCCGGCACCTAAACGATTCCACAAAGGAATTTCCCAAGTCCAACCTTCTTCAACTGCTGTGCATAATGTAGTGTTATGTATCTTTTCTTTTTGTTCTATTTCATTTTGATATGGAATTCTTGCCGCTATTGCGCTATCATTTACAAGAAAGTCAAAGTTGTTAAAGGAAACACCTAATTTCTTTTCAAGCAGTAATGATTTAAATCCTGTACAGTCAATAAATAAATCTGCTGTAATTTCAGTACTATCATTCAAATGAATACTTTGAATACCATCTTCATCTACTTCAATTTGACCTTCTGCGATTGTTGCTTGAATATGTTTAATATTTGAACAAAACTTATTCTTGAGAAAAATTGCCATTTTCGAAGCATCAAAATGAAAAGCACAATTTTTTGTAAATAAAAGATAATCTTCAGAATTCTGAGGAACAGGAAGTTTATTATATTCAGCGAATAAAGAATTATCATTACCATAATTTAACAAATCAATAAAAGATAAATCAGATTCCTGAAGACAAACATTTTCATACTCATCAGTACTGAAAAGAAGTTGTTGATTATGAAGTAAAACATCACCAAATGGATATTGAAATTTTTTCAATTGATTTGAAAAATTCGAAAACGCAATTGAAACTTTGAGTGTGCCGTCAACTTCTTTTAGAAAGTCATGAACATCAATACCTAAGCATTCATCAAAAAATAATCTTATACTTTGAATTGTCGATTCACCCACACCAATTGTTGGTATGTCTGATGATTCAATTAAGGTCAAATCAACTTCTGGTAAATTTTTAGCAATAGCAGCCGCAGTAAACCAGCCTGAAGTTCCCCCACCAACAATTACAATTTTATTCATAGATTCTTTCTGTATAGTTATTCAATTGTTCAACTTCATCAATATGTATTGGTTTATAGTTAGTCCATTCAACACAAACACATCGATGATTTTTTGTAGGGCTTTTTAAGTTATGAATGTGACCATGAATATTAATCATTCGATCTTCTTCAGTATAAAATTTCAAATTACTCACATCAGCAGGTATATGTGTAAGAAGCATTTTTTTATCAGCAAACTTTTTCCACATTGTAATTTCTTTAAATAATTTACTCTTCACACACCACTTGATATCATCATGATTACCTACAATCAAATATTTTTTACCAGGTAATGAACGAAATCGTTCAGCAAAATCACTTTTCTTATATGGACCCATTGCTAAATCACCAAGGTGATAAACAGTATCGTTTTCACGAATTGTCTCATTCCATCCATCAAACATACACTCGTTCATTTCTTCAACATTCGCAAATTGACCACGAACAGCATTGCCATTAAAGTCTTTGAAATTCAATATGTTTGAATGGCAATAGTGTGTATCAGATGTCAAGAAGATTTCACCTTGCATGTACTCTCCTGCTGTTGTAAATTTTAGGTCATTCAATTTTTACCTCAGATTAGATCATATCAGATAATTTTCTCTTTGTCAAGAAAAAATTTCGAGAAAAGCATTTTTTTGCTTTCGCTCTGTTGAATAGAATACTCTTGTCAGGTCGTTGTTTTTCTGACGTTGGTTGTTTGCTTGGCGTTTCGAGGAAGATAAGGAGATTTCAGAGGTCACATCATATCCATATTCTTTGTGAATTTTCTCAACATCAGAAATCATTTTCATTTTACCCACATTGTGAACGTTCCATGCCGAATAACCATCATTATTCAATTTGTCAAGAGAGTGATGAATCACAGGCTTCAACCATTCATCTCGCCACTCATCATAACTTGAGAACATATTTTCAGATTGAAGTTTTGATTCCGAATAAATCTCTAAGTTGAAATAAGGAGGAGATGTGAGAATCAAATCAACATTCTTAAAATCATATTTAGTCATGTTCTCAGCACCGTCATTGTAAATTTCAACACGGCTTCGAGCGTTCAGAAAATCCGCAAGTTGTAACAAGTTATGATGAGTATCACCATTTGGTTCAAATCCGATATAATACTTGTCTGCAGCAAGGGCACCAATCATTCGGCCACCCCAACCGCAACAAGGATCTAAAACTGTTTTTTTCGAAAAATTCGCACAAACCGTTTTTGCGATGTGAGGTCTGAACATAGTGTTTTTCGTCAAGCCACAGCAGAAATAAACACCTCTACGAAGCTCCGAGAGATATGGTGTCTGATGTGACTTGCGATTCCATTTCAGGATTTTGACCAGATTTTCTTTTGTCCAACTATTCTCAAAACTTTGACCTTTTGCATTTTGAATCTCAAAGAAATTCGGAAAATAGTGTTCGCAAAGTTTCAATCCAATCCTTGTTGTTGATGCTGAATTTTGAAGAAAGGATGTATCATACTTACATAATTCTTTCCAATCGTTATGAAGTTCAATGTTACGATATGAATAACGATAATTCATTTGTGAAAGTTCTTCAGCTAAACTTTCAACTATGTTATCAAATTCAGAGTCTGGTAATTCTCGTAAAGAGTTCTTACGGTTAAGATAATTTTCAATCATTGATATATTCATAGAAGGATCGGCCCATGACCAAGTAATCTGCCCCAGCTTCAATTGCCTGTTCAGGTGTCATAATTCGAACTTGGTCATCTGTACTAATCAAGGTTGCGATTGAGGTATTGGGGCGTATACCAGGACATATTTTTTTGAGAGATGTATTTGCCATGTTGGCATATTCAAGGTCAGTTGGCGCACAAATCATTCCCCAGAAACCATATTTCTCCATCTCAGCAATACTCTGAGCATATAGTTCAGCTGGGGTTTTACCATATCGTGTCTGACAATCAGCATCAGACCAGCTGGTCAACAATGTCACGCCACAGATTTTGATTTGATCTGTATAATCAGCAAGAATATCAAGAGATTCTCGACTGTTTGACATATGAACTGTCACCATATCAACACCACGGTCAATCAAATCCATCAGAATGTGTGTCATGGTGTTTGGTATATCAAACAGTTTATAATCAACCAAAGTTGGAACATCTGTATAAGAATAACGAAGAAGTGAATGTTGATTGAACAATAAATGATTCAACTTAAATCCATAAATTGTTTCTGAATATTTTTCAATCATTCGATTAGCATAATTCGTATCAGTTGTATCGAGTGATAATATAATTCGATCAAGAGGTTTCATGAATATAACCTTTCAGGTGGATTATAAATGTCTGAAAAATAAGATTGATGATAACGATATAACTTTTCTTCATTCACAATTTTATTCGATTGAATTTCAATTGCTTTTTCAGCGACTTCTTCAAATGTATTATACCAGGTTGGTTTATAATATCCTCTTCTTTCATTTTCAAGTTTGTGCCATTCAAGATAAAGAACACCTAAATGAATATCTCCATGAGAGAACTCTTGAAAGATATGTTTTTTACCAAATGAAACAATAAATGGAAAATGAAAATCATCATAGATTTTATTGACCATATAAACTTCAGCAGAATGCCGAAGTGATTCTAAATCTTTTTCTGAGAGTTTATTCATCTTTAGGGAAATCACATGTGATTGAAATTGATATTCTTCGTTCACCATGCTCTGTTGAAAACGAATTTACAGCATGATTCATCCAAGATGGAAATAAAATCATCATTCCAGGTTTTGGTTTTATAAAAACCCTTCTTTGCGAAGGATTCATATAATTCATGTGAGCATTTGGTGGATATAAAACTAATTCACCACCTCGATTTCCATTCATTTGATGGTAATATACAACATTTATAAATGAAGTTTCATGTTGATGAGCAAGCAAATATGTTTTTTCATCACGATAATCTGCCAACCATGAATTCAAAACAAGACTTGAACGCAATTGATTAGGAATTGTTGGATAATTTAAATCAATATATTTTTCTAACTGCTGTTCTACAATTTTACTTAAAGTATTGAGTGAATAATCATTAATATAATTTGAAACTTTGGGCGAACGGTTTATGGCATAACCTTCCGTTTCAATTTCTCTTCTGGTTTCCTTACCATTTGAAAAATATGGCGAATTACCTATTTGATTACTCGCTACATAACTTTTCTGTTGCACTAATGAATCATCAATTTCTTTTGAAATCAATTCAAAATCATCATCTGAAACATTAGTTTGTATAATCATTGTTGGAAAAATCCAACGAATGTCAGAATCAAATTCATCTTTCAATATCATAATTATCTTCTCATTGAGGCCAAATCTTTCGCTTGTTCATTATTGATCACAGGAACAGCATTTGATTTATGCATTGTTGCAACACCAGTTACAACTTCACCAGTATATACTTGTTCTTTCTTTTTTGTAGCACCGAGAACACCGCTGTTCAAGCTTGGTATCTGCTGTTCTTCACGTCGATATACAACCTCTTCTTTGGGTATCGAACGATAAGTTGCTGTCACATAGCCATATTTATAAGCAACAAATTCTTCGAGGCTTTTTCTCAAGCGAGGCGAGAGTCCTTTGTTGAAGGCCTTACATTCAGCAATCAGTTTCTGTTGAGCAGTTAATTTGCCACCACGGATTCTCTTTGCCATAGTATCACCATGAAGAAGTGTAGTAGATTGATGAACCTTTTGAAAGAGCATCGAGCATCAAGTCAGCTTTTTCAAGGTCACTTTCTTTTATTCGGCCATCAGAGTCACCAAAAAAGAAACCAGCAGTTTTCGGCAATGTTTCTTTAACAATTGCTGTTTTCAAATTCTCTACATCTTCAACTGTGAGAAACACAATGTCATGATTGAAATCTGAAGTTGTGATTCCACCTTTATCAAAGAATAGATCCTTCATCCAACCGTGAAGATCAGGATGCTTTCGCCAATAACAAAGTTCTTCACCAAGTCGATAAGGAACTGATGTTGTAGGATGATTAGCTAAAAAAGCATCAATGTTGAAATCTTCTTCGACATCTGGATCAGGATGATTCACATTGAAGGATTTTGGTATTGTGTTGAGAATCGCTTGTGCAAATTGTGAAAGTTCTTGTTTTTCCCATGTACGTATTTCTCGAACAAACATATCAAGTCCCATAATTCCTCTTATCGTGAATAGATTTTTTTACCATTTGAATTGTATACTGCCGCAGAACAATGCTTAGGGTCACTCAACTCTTCACGGGCAATTTGCTCTGCGGTTTTCTTAGTGAGCTTACCATTTTGCTGATAGCCATTGACTACAAGAATTTGATTATCCGTGGTGCGAATCTTTACGGTGTAGTAGAACATGATATAGTCTCACTTAGAGATGAACATTGAGTTGGTTCTGGTACCTCGGCTTTGCCGAGGACAAACATCAGAACAATAATAACAAAAAGCATCAGCAATACTTGCTCAAGCGGTCAGCATTCTTGACATTGCTGGAGAGAATATTAGCATAGTTGATGACAGTTCGAAGATTAGGCAAATTGACTTGGCCTTTGTTGTATTTATCGACGATTTGTGTCAGGGCTTTCTCGGCAACTTGAGCATTGTTCAAGTTGGTCACAACAGACTTCATGCGAGAGAAAACTTGCTTGTCACTCAATGTCAAGTCAATACAAACTGAACGAGACTGCACAGCTTTGTCAAACTTATCTTGAGAAAGATTGCTGACAAAAATCACTTGACCCTTGAAGATAAAACGATTTGGCAAAGCAACATCTGTCTCGCCATTGAGCAGAGCAGTTCGAGCTTCATTCTCGATTGCGGTGCGAGTCTTCTTGTCAGCACCAACAACATTCGCCATCTTCTTCGAAGACCAACTGATTTCACGAACATCGTAAGAATCAAGAGCGGCTTTGAGAATAGCGGAACAATCATCATTGCGAAGTGCATCATCCATGTCATCAAGCACAATCACTTTGTCATGATGCATGAACAGTGTCATATAGAGACCGAGTGGAGAAGTCTTGGACTTCAACACGATGAAATCACGGTCTTTCACAAGACCTTTCTGTTCAAGAGTAGCAATCACTGTATGTGTTTTGCCAACACCGGCAGAGCCGTTCACGATGAGAGAATTGATTTTTCGCTTTGACACAACTTCGGTCAGCATTTCAAGATCTTCAAAGATCTCATTGACTTGTGTGTCGGTGCCGAGTGTGTCATAATCAATTTTAGCACGATTTGATCGTGCTGTGGAGGCGCTGAAGCGGTAGCCGCTGGCGTTCTTGCTTTGAGTATCTTTGAAAATCTTGTCGGAATCCCATCCGTCTGGTCTGCTCACACCGGCATACGAAGCATATTCATTGACTTCTTTGCGAGACATAACATCTTTTCCGTAGTGTGCTACGATGCCGGTGCTGAACTGAGTGAGTGAGATTCTTTTTGCCATGGTATTCCTTTCGTTTGGCTTGTTCAAAAAAGTGAGTGACTAACTCAGTCGCTCATTATGTTAAAGATCTTATCAGAAGAATTCGAAAATGTCAAGAACTTTTTTCGAGTTCTTTTAAAAAAAATTCGAGTCTGCGCTTGCCTGCTCTGCCTTGTGTGGCGAGGCGAGTCTCGTCCCAGGTGCGAATTTTTTCTTGGAGGTCGGCGATTCTTTCTTCTTTAGTCATTCTGCTCTTTTGGTTGGTGGGGAGAGAAGGATTCGAACCTTCGAAGGCTGAGCCAACAGATTTACAGTCTGCCC